GGCTGGTGGGAGGACCCGGCCGAGGTCGACGCGGACGTGACGGTGACGGACTGGGACGCGCTGGCCGACGACACCGCAGTCCCGGGCGGCCAGGTCGTGCTGGCCGTCGACGTCTCCCCCGGCTTCGCCTCCGCGACGATCGTCGCCTGCGGTGCGGGCCGGGACGGACGGCCGGTGCTGGAGGTCGTTGAGCACGCCCCGGGCACCTCGTGGGTGGCCGACCGGCTGGCCGGGCTGGTGCGTGACCACGGGTGCGGCCCGGTGGGGCTGGACGCCTCCGGCCCGTCGGGGGCGCTGCTGCCGGACCTGGCGTCGGCGGGCGTGGCGTTCGACTCGCTGGCTGGCGCACGGATGGCGCAGGCGTGCGGGGCGTTCGTAGTCGCGGTGCTGTCCGGCGACCTCGTCCACCGCGGGCAGCGGTCGCTGCACGACGCGGTGGCGTCGGCGCGGCGGCGCACAGTCGGCGACGCCGCATGGAAGTGGTCGCGCCGCGACTCCACCGTCGATATCTCCCCGCTGGTGGCGGCGACCGTCGCCCGCCACGTCTGGGCCGAGCGGGGCGACGGCCAGTCCTACGACCTCGACGACTCGATCTACTGATGGGAGGGCCGGTGCCGGACCTCGTGACCACCCTCCTCGACCTGGCCGGGCTGCTGGCCGTCGTCCTCGCCGTCGCGCTCGCGCTGGCGGTCGTCTCTGTGCCGGTGGCCGTCGGCGCCGCCGGCGTCCTGCTGCTCGGTGCGTCGTGGCTGATCGACCGCCGCCGGGGGTCGTCGTGAGCCTGTTCCGCAAGCGTGCGCAGACGGCGGATTCGCTGATCCCGCCGCGGTCATCGACGTCCGCCGGGTCGGTGTCGGTGACCGCGGACACCGCGATGCGCCATTCCGCGGTCTGGGCGTGCCTGCGGCTGCGCGCGGACCTCATCTCGACGCTGCCGCTGGACGTGTTCCGCCGCGTCGACGGTGTCCAGGTGGAGGTGCCCCGCCCGCCGTTCCTCGTGTCGCCGGACGGCGGGGCGTGGTCGTCGTGGATGTACGCCTCGCAGATGGACCTCGACCGCTACGGCAACACGTTCGGTGTCATCTCCGCGCGCGACGGCGCCGGGCTGCCGACGCGGGTCGACCTCGTGGACGCGGCGTCGGTGACGGTGCGCGCGGTCGACGGCCGGGTGACCGAGTACCGGATCGGGTCGACGACGTACGCCCCGGCGCAGGTGTGGCATGAGCGGCAGTACGTCGTCCCCGGGCTCGCGGTGGGCCTGTCGCCGCTGGCGTACGCGGCGTGGAGCATCGGCGGCTACCTGTCCGCGCAGCAGTTCGCGCTCGATTGGTTCGCCTCCGGCGCGGCCCCGACCGGGCACCTGCGGAACACCGCGCGCACCGTCGACCCGGACCAGGCCGACCGCTACAAGTCGCGGTTCAAGGCCGCGGTCGCCAACCGCGACGTCCTGGTCACCGGCAACGACTGGGAGTTCACGATGGCCGAGGTCCCGGCCTCGACGACCCAGTTCCTCGACACGATGCGCTACGGCGTCTCCGACGTGGCGCGGTTCCTCGGCGTGCCGTCCGACCTGATCGACGGTGAGGTGTCGACCGGCAGCATCACTTACGCCAACGTCACGCAGCGGAACCTGCAGCTGCTGGTGATGAACCTCGGCCCGGCGATCGTGCGCCGGGAGGAGGCCCTGACCGCCGCGCTGCCCCGCCCCCGGTTCGTCAAGCTGAACACCGACGCGCTGCTGCGGATGGACCCGGCGTCGCGGTCGACGATGCTGCTCGCGCAGGTCGCCGGCCGGGTGCTCGCGCCGTCCGAGGCGCGGGCGCTGGACAACCGCGCCCCGTTCACCCCGGAGCAGGTCGCCGAGTTCGACACGCTGTTCGGCCGGACCCCGGCGCCGGTGGCGGCGCAGGCCGCGCTGCCGGACATCCACGTCGACGCGCGTACCGAGGTCGGGTCGCCGGTGATCCGCAACGAGATCCAGCCCGCCGCGGCGCCGGACGTCCACAACTACTACGACATCGACGTCGACGGGACGACGGCGCTGACGGAGGGCGCGGTCGTCGTCAACGTCCCGGTCGACGCGCGCACCGACGTGACGGTTCCGGAGCGTGCCGTCGAGGTGACCGTCCCGCCCCCCGACCCCGGCCCCGTCCGCAAGCGCATCGAGACCGACGACGCCGGCCGCATCCGGTGACCTGGCCGCGACCGGCAAGCTCGCGAACCTCGCCGGCGCCTGCGCGCTGACCGCCGACCCGACCTTCGCCCTCGACCCCGACGCGCTCGTCGCCGAGCTGGCCGCCGCGCTGCTGCTCGACCTCGTCTGAGAGGACGCACCGATGGACCGATTCACCGAGGCCGCGCTGGCCCGCGCCGCCGCCGTCCGCGCCCCTGCCGACCGGCCGTCCCAGCGCCGCTGCGCCGAGGCGCCCGGGTCGGTCGCCGCCGCCCGCGCGACCATGTCGGGGCTGACCGTGCGTGCCGCCGACGACGGCAGCGGCCTGCTGGAGTTCCGCGGCCACGCCTCGGTCACCGAGACGCCCTACGAGATGTACGACGCCTTCGGTCCCTACGCCGAGGTGGTGTCCGCGGGCGCGTTCGACGAGACGCTGCGCCGCGACGGCCTCGACGTGCCGCTGGTGCTCGACCACGACTCGCTGCGCCGGATCGCGCGGACGACGAACGGGACGCTGCGCCTGTCCGTGGACGCCGGCGGCCTACTCGTCGACGCCGACCTCGACCCGGCCGACGCGGACGTCGCCTACGTCGCGCCGAAGATGCGCGCCGGGCTGATCGACGAGATGTCGTTCAAGTTCCGCATCCTCGACGGCCACTGGTCGCCGGACTACTCCGAGTACCGCATCGAGCGCGTGGACATCCACCGCGGCGACGTCGCGATCGTCGGCTACGGCGCCAACCCGCACACCGCCGGCGCCGCCCTGCGCGCCGACGCCCCCGCCCCCGCACGGGTCGTCATCACCGACGACGACGTGCGTCTGCGTCGCATCTGACGCACCGCACCACCGCTTCGCGCCCCTCGACCCGCGCCGCGCACCGCCTGGCCTGGGTCCGACGCCTGCTGCGACCCATCCATCCCCAGCACGAGAAGGAGGGCAGAGCGATGACGCTCGCCCAGCTGATCGCGCAGCTCCGGGGCCAGGTCACGGCCAAGCTGGAGTCGCGCAACGAGAAGGCCGCCGCGCTCGCCGAGCTGCGCACCGCGGAGACCGTCGACGAGGTCGCCGTGACCGAGCTCCGCTCGGCGAAGGACGCACTCGACGCGGAGATCGACGCCCTGCAGTCCCGTATCGCCGACCTGGAGGCCGAGCAGGCCCGCGACGACGCGGCCGACCGGCTGTCCCGCGAGGTGCTCCCCGGCGCCCCGCGTCCGAAGTACGACGAGGTCGCCCGCGTGGGCGCCGCCGAGCGCACCTACCGCGCCGACGGCGACCGCTTCGGCGTGTCCTTCCTCCGCGACGTGGCCGCGTCCGCGTTCGGCGACTTCGACGCCTCGCAGCGCCTGAGCCGCCACATGTCCGAGGAGCGGGTCGAGCGCGGGGAGTACCTGTCCCGCGCCGTGGCGACGAGCGCCTTCACCGGCCTCGTCGTGCCGCAGTACCTCACCGACATGTACGCCCCCGCCGCGAAGGCGCTGCGTCCGTTCGCGGACAACTGCAACATCCACCCGCTGCCGGCCGACGGCATGACCGTCAACATCTCCCGGATCACCACGGCGTCCTCGACCGCGATCCAGACGGAGAACGCGGCCGTCTCCGAGACGAACATGGACGACACGCTGCTGTCGCCGGCGGTGCAGACCGCGGCCGGTCAGCAGACCGTCTCCCGCCAGGCCGTCGAGCGCGGCACCGGAATCGAGGAGGTCGTCCTCGACGACCTGTTCCGGTCCTACGCCACGACCCTGGACTCGACGCTGATCAACCAGGCGACGAACGGCCTGACCAACGTCGCGACCGCGGTGACCTACACCGACGCCTCGCCGACCGCGGCCGAGCTGTACCCGAAGATCCTCGCCGCCCAGTCCGGCGCCGAGGCCGCGCTGCTCGGTCAGGCGATCCCCGACCTCGCGGTCATGCACTCCCGCCGCTGGGCGTGGATGCAGTCGCAGGTCGGCTCGACGTGGCCGTTCATCGGGCAGCAGATGTTCGCCGCCCAGTCCGGCGGCGCGGCGACCGGCGAGGGCTACGGCTCCGGTGTCCGCGGCTACCTGCCCGCGGGCCTGAAGGTGATCGTGGACAACAACATCGCCACCAACCTCGGCGGCGGCACCGAGGACGAGATCTACGTCGTGGCCTCGTCCGAGTGCCACCTGTGGGAGGACCCGCAGGCGCCGGTGTTCATCCGGGCCGAGCAGACCTCCGCGGCCAGCCTCGGCGTGCTGTTCGTCGTCTACGGCTACTTCGCCTACACCTTCGCGCGCTACACCAACGGCGCCCAGAAGGTCTCGGGCACCGGCCTGGTGACCCCGACGTTCGCCTAGTGGCGGACTCGGCCTTCTGATTCCTCCGCTCAGTCGGTCGCTCTCTCCCATCGGTCTCCGGCCGGTGGGAGGGGGCGGCTGCCTGACCCCACCGACGCCCGGGAGGCGACATGGCACGCACCGACGACGAGATCCGCGCCCTGCTGGAGGAGCGCCGCGGCTACGAGGTGTCCGGCAACGCCGCCCGCGCCGCCCAGGTCGACGAGCAGCTGAAGGCCCGCGGCTACGCGGTCCCGACGCAGCGCCGCACGCCGGACGAGGCGGCCGAGACGACCGCACCGCGCCGGACCCGCAAGGGCTGACGCTGTGGCCGCTCCCGTCACCCTGTCCGACGCGAAGACCCACCTGAACATCACGGCGTCGACGTACGACACCGAGCTCCAGTCGTTCATCGATAGGGCCGCCGCCGCCGCCGAGCGGCGGCTCGGGCACCCGATGGTCGTCGCGTCGGTCGTCGAGACCCACGACGGCGGGGCTCCGGCGCTGCGGCTGCGGCGCGTCCCCGAGCACCCGGGGGTCGTCGCGATCACGACCGTGACCGAGGACGGCGCGGCGGTGTCCAGCGGCGGCTACGTCCTCAACGCCGCCGCTGGGCTGCTGTACCGAGGCACCTCGTCGTCGCCGGACACCTGGGCCAGCGGCACGCAGAACGTCGTCGTCACGTACACGTCCGGCTACGCGACCGTGCCCGACGACATGAAGCTCGCCACCCTGGAGCTTGTCCGGCACCTGTGGACCACGCAGCGCGGCGGGATGGACGGCCGCAACGCCTTCGCCGGGGACGACTACCCGGCCGGGTCCGGGTGGACGTTCCCGCGGCGGGTCGTCGAAGTGCTCGACTCCTACCGGCGGACGATGTGAGTGCGTCCCGGTTCGACGCCGTGATCGACGCGCTCGTGGCCACGCTGCAGGCTGCCGGCGGGCTGGCCGGGGTCGTCGTCAGCGACGGCCCGCCGGTCACCGGCGACCCGCTGCCGGAGGTCGTCACCGTCGGCTTCGCGTTCGACGACGACGACGACGTGGCTGCGGAGATCGAGCAGGAGTACCACGACCTTGGCCCGGCCGCGAAGCGCGACGAGCGGGTCGAGGTCCGCTGCGCCGTCTACTCCTCGAACGGCAACGCCGACATGGGCGCCGCCCGCGCCCGCTGCGCGGTCCTGCTCGGGGAGGTCGAGTCCGCGCTGCGGGCGAGCCCGACGCTGGGTATCACCGAGGCGCTGCGGGTCGAGGTCGAGGTCGGGACGTTGCGCCAGTCGCAGTCCGATCGCGGCGCCGCCGCGATCGTCCAGTTCACCGTCACCGCCCATTCCCTGATCTGAGGAGCACCCGTGGGCAAGTACCGCAACATCACCGACGAGGCACGGTTCCTCGCCACGCCGCACGGGCTGGTGAAGGTCGAGCCGGATGAGGTCGTCGACATCGACGACGTCAACACCGAACCGCAGCCGTCTCTGTGGGCGCCCGTGTCCACCGGCAGCAAGAAGGCCGCGTCCGCGGCGAAGGAGGGCTGATCCGTGGCTGTTGGCTCAGGGCTGGGCTCCAGCTGGGGCTTCGTGTCGGAGTCCACCTATGGCACCTATGTGGCGCCGACGAAGTTCATCCCCGTCCTCTCCGCGACCGTCTCGCGGGAGTCCAACCGTGTGCAGGGCATGGGACTGAAGGCCGGGTCCGACGGCCCGCTGGCCTCGCACTACGCGGAGGCGACGTCGGCCGGGTCCGGCACGGTGTCGTTCAACCCGCCGTCGCGCGGCTGGGGTCAGCTGCTCCAGGTGCTCGCGGGCGGGACGTCGACGTGCGTCCAGCAGGCCGCCACCGCCGCGTACCTCCAGACGCACACGCTGACCGGGGACACGCTCGGGAAGTCGCTGACCATCCAGCAGGGCGTGCCGTACCGCGCGGGGACGGTGCGCCCGCACACGATCACCGGCGCGAAGGTCACCGGCGCGGAGTTCTCCTGCGACGCCAACGGCGGCCCGGTGTCGGCGTCGTTCACGTTCGACGCCAAGACCTGGACCGACGCGCAGACGCTGGCGGCCGTGTCCTACCCGGCCGACACGCAGCCGCCGTTCCACGGCGGTCAGCTGACGGTGAAGGTCGGCGCCTACGCCTCCGAGGCGTCGGTGGCCGGCGTGCGGTCGTACTCGCTGTCCATCTCCCGGCCGCACGACACCGAGGATTACACTGCGGGCGCGTCCGGGCTGAAGGGCGAGCCGGTGCGCAACGGCTACACCTCGATCACCGGGTCGCTGACCGCCGACTGGATGGACAAGACGGTGTTCCAGGACCGGGCGCACGCCGCGTCGACGACGTCGCTGGTGATCGAGCACGTCGGCGCGCTGATCGCCTCGACCTACTACTACACGCTGCGCTTCACCGTCCCCGGCGTGAAGTTCGAGCAGTCGACGCAGAACGTCGACGGTGTCGGCGAGCTGACGAACTCGTGGAACTGGGAGTGGGCCTACGACGGCACGAACGCCCCGAAGATCGAGCTGATGTCGATCGACACGACCATCTGACGCGATGGCCCGCGTCGAGATCGACTACACCGACGCGCAGCGGGCGCTGCAGGCCATCGCCCGCCGCGCGCCTCGGCTGAAGCGGGACATCTCCAAGTCGCTGCGGGCCAGCGCGAACGAGGTCAAGGAGAAGCAGCAGGCCGAGGTCGGCTCCGGGTCGCTGTCGTCGGCGATCGCCAACAGCGTCAAGGTCGAGATCCGCTACACCGGCCGCTACACCGGGGTCAACATCCGGGCGTCCGGCGCGAAGATGCCGAACAAGAACATGCGGCGGCTGCCCAAGTACGTCGACCAGGGCTCGTGGCGGCACCCGGTGTTCCCGTCCGGCCCTCGGGAGGACTGGGAGTGGGCGGACCAGACGTCCTGGGCGCAGGGCTGGTTCACCGACACCGGTCGCAAGGAGCTTCCCGAGGTCCGCAAGGACATGGAGGCGACGATCAACACCTACGTCCGCTACCTGGCGAGCGGGCTCTGAGCGACCCTGCGGAGGGGCGATGGCGATCCTGAGGTTCACCCACGGCGACGAGGTCCGCGACCTCGACGTGACAACGTTCCTGATGTCCGAGGCCGAGTCGTGCGAGTCGCTGACCGGCTGGACGGAGGACGAGTGGCGCGACGGCCTGACCCGCAACAAGGTCCAGTCGGTGCGCTTCGCGTGGTGGCTGGCCGGCAAGCGGGCCGGGGTCGAGGAGCGGTACGGGTCGGTGGACCTGGACCTGCGACGGCTGCGGGTCGAGGCGGTGCTGACCGACGAGGAGCGGGCCGAGGCCGAGGCCGCGGGCGACGCCGAGGAGGGCGTCGACGCCGACCTCCCTACTGGGCCAGGCGACGACCTGGCGGCAACCGACTGAGGCTGGAGGTCCGCTGGATGGGGCCGATGTTCCGGCACCTGTTCGGCGTGGACGAGGACGAGGTCATGTCGTGGCCCACCGAGCGGTGGGAGCGGCACCGCGCCTACGCGATCGCGTGGGCGAAGTCGCAGGGCTGGGAGGTCTGACGCCGTGGCCAATGCCGACCTGACGCTGCGCATCCTCGCCAAGGACGAGGCGTCGGCCACGCTGTCGAAGATCGGCAAGGCGGCCACGGCCGCGCTGTCGGTCGCGGCGATCACCGAGTTCGGCCGCCAGTCGGTGCTGGCGTTCGCCGACGCGGAGAAGGCTCAGCTGCGGCTGACGGACGCGTTCGCGCGGTTCCCGGCGATGGGCAACATCGCCATCTCGTCGCTGCGCGCCTACAACACCGAGCTGATGCGCAAGACCGGCTTCGACGACGACGCCATCGCGTCCGGCCAGGCCGTGCTCGCACAGTTCCGGCTGACTGGGCAGCAGGTCAAGGACGTCACGCCGCTGCTCGTCGACTACGCGGCGGCGACGGGGCGGGACATCCCCGACGCGGCGAAGCTGCTCGGCAAGGCGTCGCTGGGCAACACGCGGGCGCTGAAGGAGATGGGGATCTCCTACAAGGCGACCGGCAACCAGGCGCAGGACTTCGCCGCGATCCAGGCGCTCGTCGCGGAGAAGGTCGGCGGGTTCGCTGCCGCCGAGGCGCAGACCGCGGCCGGCCAGCTGCGGCGCCTGTCGACCGCCTACGGCGAGATGCAGGAGAACGTCGGCGCGGCACTGGCGCCGGCGCTGGTGAACGCCGCCGACGCCATGATGGCCGTCACCGACGAGCTCGGCCCGATGCTCGACGACCTGGCCGAGCTGACCGGCGCGGCGTCGTCCGCCGGCAGCGCCGTCATGGGCTTCGTCGACTCGCTGCGGGACCTGCCGGGCGCGCTGCCGACCGGGCTGCTCGACGGCTTCGGGATGGGCCTGGGGTCGTTCGTCACGGGGCTGCTGAACGCCGACGCCCCGGTCGAGCAGGTCAAGCTGCAGATGGCCGACCTCGGCTACGCCTTCGACGAGACGACGCAGTCGTTCGTCAAGTCGGTGCCCGCGGCCGGTGCGGCGGCCGGTGCGCTCGACCCGCTCGATGCCGCCGCGGAAGCCGCCGCCAACTCCGCGGACGCGCTGTCGACGGCGTGGAAGCGGCTGAACGACACGCTGGCGAAGCAGGCGTCGAAGGACGAGGCGGTCAAGGCCGTCAAGGATCTGCGTGCCGCGCTGAAGGGCGCCGACGAGGCGTTCAGCGGCACCAGCGACGCGGCGCTGGAGAACCGCAACGCGATCCGGCAGGCCATCTCGGCCGTCTCGGACTACGCGCAGAAGATCGACAACCCGGCCAAGCGGTCCCGCTACCTCGCGTCGCAGATCGACCTGATCACCGCGGCGCTGAAGAAGGCCGGGGCGTCGCCGGACGAGATCGAGCGACTGGTCGGCCCGCTGCAACGCGTCGGCACGGCAGCCGGCGGCGCCTCGTCGAAGGTGCAGTCGCTGGCGTCGCAGATCCGCAACCTCGACGGGTCGTCGGCCACGGTCTATGTCAACACGGTGACCGGCGGCAAGGCGGTCCACGCCGCCGGCGGCCCTGTCGTCGGCCCCGGCGGGCCGACGGACGACGCGGTGCCCGCGATGCTGTCCAACGGCGAGTACGTCATCCGCGCGTCGTCGGTGAAGCGGTACGGCCTGGCGTTCCTCGACGCGGTGAACTCCGGCCGGGCGGTCGGGCTGCGCCGCGGCGGGCAGGCCCACGCACGGCACGGCCGCGGTCGGGCGACGCCAGCAGCACGGCAGCAGTACCGCGACGACGTGGCCGCTGACCGCGAGACGTGGCGCGACGCGCTGATCGCCGCCGCGGACGACGCCGCTGCCGCTGCCGACGACGCCGCGGCGGCGCTGCGGGACGGCATCGCATCGACCGTTGGCCGGGCGCAGGCGTTCGGGTCGGTGACCGGGGTCGACGTGTCCAGCAGCGGCGACATCTTCGCCGCTCGTCGGGCGCTGAACATGGCGCTCGGGACGGAGGGCGAGGGCGCCGCGCGGGCGGCGCTCGCCGACGTGCAGGAGCGCTCGACGCCGCGCTACATCCTCGACCAGGTCCGCGCGAAGCTGGCCGTGATGCAGGCGTTCGGCGCCAACCTGAAGAAGATGCTGAACGTCGGCTACCCGGTGGAGATCATCACCGACCTGTTCCGGCAGGGCTACGACGGGGCGCGGGCCGCGGAGATTCTCGCCGCCGCCGACCCCGGCACGGTCGCGGCGTTCCGCGAGGCCCAGGCCGCGATCAACGCGGCCGGCAACGACCTGGGCGTGTGGGCGGCGGGGAACCTGCCGCTGGGTCCGAACGGGACGACGCTGCAGGGCACCTTCCAGTCCGCGTCGGCGCTGGCGGCGAGCACGTCGGCGCTGGCCGCGCCGTATCGGGCACCGTCGGCGACCGGGCCGGAGTTCTCCGTCAACACGGCCATCTACCTCGACGGCCGCAAGATCGTCGAGGCGCTGCAGGACTACCGCCGCAGCATCGGCGGCGCGGGGCTGGGGCTGGGATGACGCTCGACGTCAAGGTCGAGATCGCGTTCGCCGACGGGGCGATGGCCGCGTCGCCGACGTGGACCGACGTGTCTGACTACGTCGACCTGTCCCGCGGCATCACGCTGAACCGCGGCCGGGGCCGGACGGCGACGCAGGCGGAGCCGGGCCGCTGCTCGCTGACGCTGAACAACGACGACGGCCGGTTCACCTGGGGCGACCCGGCGGGCGCGTACGGCCTCGGGATGGGCGACCAGCCGCAGCTGCGGCAGCCGCTGCGCGTCTCGGCCGACGTCGGGTCCGGCTACGTCCCGATCTGGACGGGCTACGTCGACGAGTGGGCGGGCGGCTGGGACGGCGGCGTGCGGCCGGTGGTGCGGGTGACGGCGTCCGACCGCGTGTCCCGGCTGCAGCTGGTGAGCCTCGACGACGGCGCGATCATGTCCGAGGTGCTGTACGACCAGCCGGTGCTGTTTGTGCCGTTCGACGAGGCTGCCGGCGCAGTCTCGTTCGGCGACCAGTCCGGCAACACCGGGCAGGACCCGCTGTTGCCGGACGGTGTCAAGAACACTCCAGGTGCGGCGACGATCGACGCAGGCGCGTCCGTTAGCCCTGATGGTGACGGCACGGCTGTGGCGCTGACGCCGGTCGACGCATCGAACGGGCGCTACATCACTCGCGTGCAGCCGACCGGCATCACAAGCGGCGACTGGACCGTCGAGCTGTGGTTCCGCACGACGGTCGCCACGGGCGGATTGCTCTACATCCAGGCGACGCCCGGCATCAGCGACCTGAACTGGTACATCAACACCGCGACTAGCCTGGTCGCTAACTCGGGGCCGTTCACCGTGCCGACCATGAACGACGGTTTTTGGCACCACGTCGCGGCGACCTACGACTCAGCGACGACCGGGCTCACCGTCTACTTCGACGGTGTCGTCGTCAACACCGCGACGACGTCCATCGGGATCGGCGGCATATCCGGCGGCGCCGGTTCGGAAACGATCATCGTCGGCTTCTCGCCGGACACGCAGTTGCTGTTTAGCGGCGTGGTGGCAAATCTGGCGGTGTTTGCCTCGGAGCTCTCCGCCGCACGCATCGCCGCCCACTACGAGGCCGGGCAGGCGTCCGGGTCGTTCACCGGGGACACCGCCGACGAGCGGTTCTCCCGGCTGTGCC